AGATCACATCGAAGGAGTGGGTAGATGGTGATTTGGATCAGGTCGCCCGCTGCGACGCCATCTTCATGCTCCGCGGATGGGAGATTTCGCCCGGAGCGGTGCGCGAACTCGAGTGTGCGAGGGAATGCGAGCTCGATGTGTACTGCGAGGACAACCCAGCGGACCTGATTTTGCTTGGGATCGAGAAAGAGGCGGCGATTTGACCCTTCAACAGTGGCTGAAGCACCTTTGGAATTGGATTTCGGTCTTCCCGATCAACCACAAGCACGCTCATGCCTTCATTCGGGCTCTTGGGGAGGCAGAGGAGACCTGTCTGATCTGCGGAAGGGTCGAAATTGATTCCAATTTCGATGCGGGACGGGATCAGCGTATCTTGGACCGCTGTCCGGTCGTCGAAGAGGAGGATGTGACATGATCCTGACCATCGCACAGGTCATCGTGACCATTTTCGCCCTCTGGTGTGTCATCGGGATCGTCGGGATGATCTTCGAGGGCACCGTTCCGTCTTCTGAGGAGATGGGAGAGGGGAGATTCTGGTGAGTAGAGCAGGTGGAGGAGCATGCGGGATGTCCAGAGCCATTACCAGCCAGTATGTTGCCGCCTATGGGGGCGGAGGGGGCGGGGGTGGATGGAATGGAGACCCTTTGAACCAGTTCGCGATGATGGCCGACACCCTCGGCACGATTTGGGCCGGAGCCTACAGTGATACAGGTAGCTACTACAACAGCTGCGTCACGACCGACTACACGAACCCCGTTGAGGTCAAGCTGCCCGAGCAGATGTACTGCAACTACTGCTGGTCAGAGTGGAACGACGCCGATTTCCATCCCGGCACCTGCACGAACTGCGGCGCTCCTAAGTACAAGGCATGCAAGCCGGAGAGTGAGATGCGCTGGTCCTATGAGTACGAGATGGATGACGACGATGAAGCCGACGTTTGATGAGTACCGAGTGTGGGTCAGGTTCTTGAGGGATGATGGCCTGATCGCTGAGGCGTTCTCCCAGAACTACGCATGGGCCGAGGGTTCAGGGGAACAGGCGCTCGATGCCGAGAGGAAGTCCGACATCTGCCGCGAGGAGATTCTCTCGCGGATGGACTACGAGAGAAGCATCACGAAGGCCAACAAGCCTGTGGACAAGAAGTGAGCGACGGCTCCTCCAAGTCCTTCTTTGGGCAGATGCCTGAGATGCCTTGGAAAGAGCTCAGGCGTCTTGCCTATGAGATACATGCGAGACGCCTGGGGACGAAGGACACTCGAGACGACTGCGTGTCTTGCTGGAACATGGCGAGGCGCAAGCTAGGCATGGAGCCTGCGCCGGAGCCAGAGATCGGTCGACCGAGGCGCACCGCCTCTGGCCTCTTCCTGCCGGAGTCCCATGAAGGGTAATCGCGAGCGCATCTACGACGCCGAGATCGAGGCTGGGCTGACGGTCGGCCCAGGAGCCACGCCGGAGGGAATGCAGGCGTGGCTTGATTGGGTGGCCAGGTCGAAGTTCTGGCAGGAGAACTCCTCCGTCCGACACTTCAAGGTTGTCTACCCGTCCATGGGCAAGATGTCTGGGATCGTGAAGTTCTCGGGAGAGGGGGAGCGGCGTGTAGCGGAAGTCCACTACCGACCCTTCTCCATGAGTGAGGGCGGGGCCTGTCACGAAATCACCCATATCACCAAGAACCTCTACCGAGAGGGAACAAGTGTGGAGGACATGGAGCGGGATCACGGACCCGCCTTTGCCACAATGTACCTGAGGGTCGTCAAGCGCTACATCAGTGCGGGTACGGCTCGTCGTCTGGAGAAGGCGTACATCAAGCACAAGGTCAACTACGACGCCGGGTGGAACCATGCCTAAGCACAACTGGAGGGCCACGCCCCCTGGCCAGCATTGGTGCTCTGACTGTGAAGACTTCAGGCCGGTCGACATGTTCACGACCCTCACCTCTGGCCTGTTGGACAACTACTGCACGTTCCACCGCAAGAAGCGACGCCTCGCCAGCAAGCACAAGTACCATCCGCCTCAGAAGCACACCTGCCCCAAGTGTGGCCACCAGTTCTGACTGCCCCTTGTATTTGACATAACAGGTGTGCTATCATCAGAGTAAGCCAAGCATTGGGCGCTTCGCGCGCCTTGGAGGACCCCCATGAAAGATTCAGGCGGCGCATCAACTGCCAAGAAGCCTCAGCTCGCCAGACAGGTGTTGGCACAGCAATCAACCGCGGCTCGCGTGAACGCTCAGAGGAAGATGCTTCAGTCCATGGTGAAGCAGAGCACTCCTCGCACTCCTCCGAGTGCTCCTAGCATGGGAGCGAGCAAGCCGATGTACAGCATGGCCCCTAGGCAGAATGCTGGGCCTGGAGACGACTTCTTGAAGTGGCTGGTCGAACAGGGCACCAAGGTGATCAATGGGATCGGGGACACCGTGACCAACATCAGCAACAAGGTGCCGCAGATCAACCCAGAAGTCAGCGCCCCTGCCGTCGGCGCGGGCTGGGCCAATTTCGGTAACGCCGTGAGAGGTGGGATGAATAGGGCCGAGGGCTTCTTCAGCCGCATGGCCCCGCGCAATATGAGGTAGGCATGCCCTACGAAATCCGCAAGGTAAGTGGGGGCTACGCCGTCTTCAACAAAGAGACGGGGGAACGCAAAGAGAAGAAGCCCTACCCGACGAGGGAGGCGGCGCAGGCGCTCATGCGCGCGCTCTACCGAGTCATGAATGAGAAGGAGAAGAAGTGATCCCATACGTCCAGTGGGTAGAGGGGGAGAAGGGCTTTCTTCTTCAGTCCACATACATGCCGGAGACGGACACCTTCGTATCGGGGGGCCGTCTCAAGTTGTTCCCGCTCCAGAAGCGCATCCTTGGTCACTGTCTGACCCCGGACGCCAACGACCACTTCCCCTACACCACGATCCTGTACAGCGCCCCCAAGAAGTCAGGCAAGACGACCATCGGTGCTTCTGTCGGATCGTGGTTCCTACAGTGTGGCCCAGCTGGGTCGGAGATTTACTCCATCGCCAACGACCAGGAGCAGTCCCTCCGCATCTTCGATGACATCGGCTGGGATGCCTCCATGAACCACGGCATCGTCCCGACCAAGTACCTGCTGAGATGGCCGGACACAGGATCGTACATCAAGGCCATCGCACAGGAGCACAAGTCCGCAGCTGGTGGTCGACAAGCCATGACGTTGTGGGACGAGCTGTGGGGCTACACGTCTCCTCGCTCGATGAGCATGTGGGCGGAGATGCAGCCGGTCCCAACCGTGCCCATCTCTCTGCGAGTGGTCGTGACATATGCCGGAACGGTTGGAGAGTCAACACTACTTGAGGACCTGTACCAGAAGGTCGTGATCGAGGGAGAGCCAGTCCCAGAGCTGGCCGACATCGTTGACAGCGCGGGACGTCCGGTGTGCTGGCGCAAGGGCCGCATCTTTGCCTATTGGGACACAGAGCCCCGTATGCCCTGGCAGACAGACGAGTACTACGAGACGGCTCTCGACGAGAACAGGCCAGCGGACTACCTCCGCCTTCATCGCAACCAATGGGTGACGGGGCTTGAGGAGTTCATCCCGATCGAGATGTGGGATGCCTGCGTCACGCTGGAGAAGCCGCTCGAGTTCGATCCAGAAGACCCTCGCCACTTCCTGCCCCTGACCGTCGCTGTCGATGCGGGCACCAAGCATGACTGCACGGCGGTCGTCGCCACCTACTTCAACCGAGTGATGGGAAAGGTGGGGACGGCTTGGCACCGCATCTGGACGCCTGTAGAGGGTGAGGACTTCGATCTGGAGAACACGGTTGAGCGCACCATCATCGAGGCCAAGCAGAAAGGCTTCCGCATCTCCCAGATCATCTACGACCCACATCAGATGCACCGCTCCATGATGACCTTGAAGAAGCTCGGCTTCAACGTGGTGGAGATGCCCCAGACGGCGGGCAATATGATCGCCGCCAGCCAGAACATCTACAACCTGTTGAAGTCCAAGTCACTTGAGACCTATCCCGATGCAGAGTTTCGAGACCACGTGCGCTTCTCTGTGGCTGAGAACAAGGGCAACGGGTTCCGCATCACCAAGGTCGAGACCAGCCAGCACAGTAAGGGGCGTCGCCCCAATGACGCCATGATCGCCCTGGCCATGGCCGCCTATCACTCCGTTCTCAATCAGGGGGCCGATGTCAGTGCCCCTATCAGAATGGAAGTTCCTTTCGCGGACGCGTCGGCATGGAAGCCTAAGTCGGCGTCGGACGAGGAGAAATCCCTCCCATGGATGTTCCAAAATGGCTGACCTGTGCTGTGTCTGCGGAGAGAGTCCTCGGGAGTGGCCCGAGAGCGGAAAGAACTATCGTTGCCGATCCTGTCAACAGGAATACGACAGAGAGAAGCAACGTGAGTATAGGGAACGTCTCCACAACCAGGTAGTAGAGCTCATGGGCGGTAAGTGCGCCCATTGCGGGTATGACGCCGACAAGCGAGTTCTCCAGATTGACCACCTGAATGGTGGCGGCACCCAAGAACGCCTGATCATCAAGAGTGTGGGCATCGCGCGCAAGATTCTTCGGGAGGGGACTGATGGTTATCTGTTGCTCTGCCCGACGTGCAACATGATCAAGCGCTATGACCTTCACGAGTTTTGTGATGGCAAGAGGAAACCACATGCTTCCTGAACAACCAACTACCACGGTCCCTGAGTCACAGACGATTGGGCAGGGCGAAGAGCTCGCCGTAGTCCTTGCACGATACCAACGGGCCAAGGAGAACTGCCGCGTCTGGCACGACCAGATACGCCAATGGCGCAAGCTGTACAACTTCGACCACTACCAAGAAGCGGCCAAGCCCCAGGAACAGCAGTACGCCGATCCCACCCCAACCAACACCGTCGACCTCGCCGTAGGCATCTTCGTGGCGAACGACATGGGATGGAAAGCCTATGGATGGAAGTCCAGCAACGATGAGATGAGGAAATCCAGCCAGGTCGAGAAGTACTTGGCGGGCAACCTCGAAATCGCCAAGGAGCGCACCCAACTCCACATCACCTACGAAATCACCAAGGACTTCTGCCGAGACGGAGCCGGAGCCATCTATTCTGTCTGGGACCCGATCTATCATGAGAAGTACCTGACCCAGTTCGAAATCGCAGACCCCAAGAATCCAGAGGGCGTCACCATGGTGCCGGGGTTCAGGGAGCCTCCGATCCGAACAGAGGTGGTCGATCCCCTCCAGCTGGCCATGCTCCCTGGTGGAGACAAGCGCTGGGGGCACGTCTTCCGCACGACCGAGATGAACGTCTTCGACATCGAGAAGGTCTACGGCATCAGCATTGAGAAGTACCGAGGGATGACCGAAGAGATGAAGATGACGACCAAGGGCAGCGTCATCGAGTACTGGCGTCACGCCGAGCTCGAGAAGACCCTTAGCTACAACACCGTGCTGGGCAAGCCTGAGACATCGAAGAGCGAAGTCGTCATCATGGGCGTGATCTTCGAGACCCTATGGCTGATACAGCCCCATGTCATGCAAGGGTACGACGACCTGCCATTCACGATCGGCTTCTTCAAGCCAGTGGACCCCAACGACCCCAAGAGCTGGGGACACAGCATCATGAAGCCGATGGAGTCGACCATCACCTTGATGGAGCAGGCTGTCAACCGACGCCTGCGCCAGCTGACGATCTTCTCGTCCCTGCCGCTGGTCATCAAGAGCGAGTTCGGGCGCAAGCTCGACATTGACCCCGGCTTCGGCAACACCCTGCAAATCGCACCCCAGGAGGACGTGGGCTTCCCTGTCTGGCCGGGCAATCCCCCGGACTTCAACCAGCATCTTGACTTCCTTCGCTCGAGGCTTCAGCAGTCAGGCTTCTCTGACGTGATGTTCGGCTCCGGGCCGTCCGCCGTGTCTGGCTACGCCATGTCCCAGCTGGGCGACCAGAACCGCATCAGGCTCGAGCAGCCCCGCCGACATCTCGAGATGTTCTGGGGCACGTGGGCAAAGAAGATTCTCAGCCTGACGTCCAAGTTTGCCAACAACGCAGTCGTGCGCGTGTACGGGCGCATGCGCGGGAAGGACTTCGCTGAGCAGGTCATGGGCTCCGAGATTGCGGAGTACATGGTCAAGTGCTACATCAAGCCACAGTTCCCGAATGAGCAGACCCGCCGACATGCCATGGCCACCCAGGTCAAGGGCACGCTGTCGACCCGCACGATCATGGAGAACTACCTCGACATCGAGCAGCCAGATGACGAGATGGATCGCATCCTCGACGAGATGGCTGACAAGCATCCGATCATGCAGCAGTACGCAGTCATGGCCGTCCTGCAAGAGCGGGCGGACGGTGGAGACAAGGCCGCCATGATGGTGATCCAGCAACAGCAGGCACAGGCTACGGCGGCTCAGGCGGCGGCAGCCCAAGCATCTACCCCAGTCGAGGGGGCTGGCCCAGGCAACGCCCTTGGCACAGCGTCAGCGACAGGAGCCCCAACTCCCCAGGCCGGAGGCATGCCAGCTCCTGGTCAAGATGAAGCGGCCCTACTCTCTGAGTTGGCAGGACTGGCTCCACAGATGGCAGGAGGAGGGATCGGATGAAGACCATAGATCAGCGACTTGACAGGCTGAAGGGAATCTACTCCGCCTCAGCCGATCGCATGAAGAGCAAGCTCGTCGGCAAATCCGTCGACCCCGACGTCCAGCTGTACGAGAAGATGACGCCCGCAGCCTTTGATGCTGTCCGAGAGAAGTACGGCGTCGAGGGCCTGACCAGATACATACGCCACATCGAGCACAAGCGCTTGATGGAAGCAGGAGGCAAGTAACATGTCTAGGATAAAGGAGGAGAGTCTCTTCCAGTCGCAGTGGGACTCCGCACATCCAGTTGCTGTCAGTCAGCCAGTCTATGGCCCTGATACCGATTGGAGTACGGTGCCGCTGTCCGAACTTTTGGCTATGGGTAATGCTGGCCAGGACATCATGCAGGCGCTTCAGCAGGGCGTTGGCTATGGCTCAGGAGCTATCACCCAAGCCCCGGATCAGGCAACTGGTCTAGGCACACAGCCCTACTATGTCGACGCCGCTCTTCAGCAAGGGGTAGCGGCTGGCCAGGAGAACTTTGGTGCCTGGGATCAGCAGGCTTCTGGCGGAGGCGGTGGGGGCGGAGACATCAACGCTCCACCTGGTGAAACCGATCTGAGCGGCGGTGGCACCCCGTCCAACGCCTGGCAGGAGACCTATACCCTCCAGAACGCCCCGAGCTGGTGGAGAGGGATGACGGCTCTCGAACAGAATGCCGAGACCGAGTACATCTCCATGATGAACAACATGTTGCCGTTCCTCTCCCCCGAGGACCAGCGGACTGTTGCGTCAAGTCTCTACCAGATGCTCCCAGAGTACTTTGGGAGCTACGACCCCAACACGTGGGAGAAGACAACGCCCGCCGAGTACGAGATCGACCCCGAGACTGGTGAGCCCAAGTTGGATGAGAACGGAAAGCCGATCGTCAAGACACCAGAGCAGGTTGATCTGAACCCATGGGCTCGAGCAGAGCAGCCGGTCCCGACCTTGCTGATGCAAGAGTACCAGACGACCAAGGCCGCTGAGCAGCAGATGGCCGCCCTTATGAACATGGCGAAGTCGATGGGCATCTCTGACCCGAACACGATGATGGGGCCTGGGTTCCGTTACCTACAACAGATTGCAGGAGCGATGAAGTCCTTTGGTGCTGCTCCCAACCCAGAAGAGGGGTGGACCCGAGCACGGAAGGAGCAGTACATGAACACCATCGACCCACTGCTGGCCTCTACGGGAGGCACCAACAACCCGTTGGCCGCCTACAGTACTCTGGCCAAGATGATGACCCAGCCGTACTTCTCGAATGCAGAGCAGCAGCTCATGCCGACGACAGACGCCAACGGCAACATCACGTGGGAGAGCAATCCCCAGTGGTGGAGATAACCTAGAAAGGAGGTAGCAGATGGCACAGGCAGAGTTCGAGGTGCGACGCGTGCCGATGACTAGCACGCGTGACGCATCGAAGACCATCAACGACATGTTCGCTGATGGCTACGAGCCGGTCATGACCCAGCAGATAGCGAACGACTTGGTCGTGATCTTCCGCATCAAGCACAAGCCAGGACGTCCCCCAAAGCAGGAAGCACCGGAAGCGGAGTAACGCATGGGCAACGCAGTTCCCCCAGGAACCAAGATCAATGGCTGGACGATGTTGGTCGGAAACTCTCAGGCCGACGTCGATTGGGCTACCAACCATCCCAAGCCTTCGGGCACAGCGTCGCGCGAGGTCTTGGAGAAGAACAACTGGTTCCAAGGGAACACTCAGTCAAATGTTCCTAGCACGTGGATCAACACTCCTCTAGCCGCTCGCACGTCCGCAGCACCACCCCCACCACTAGCCGCTCGAGCAGCGGTGGGTGGTGCTGCGTTCGACGAGACCATGCCTACTGGCTCTAGGCCAGTCTCAATGGGAGTGCTTCGAGGCAGGACCCTTCGCCCAGAGGCGCAGGACTACCTTGTCCAGCAGTGGCAGGAAGAGCAGGACAAGGCTCAAGAAGAGTTTTGGAACAGCGACGAGTTCAAGGCGTTGGTGGCCGAAGCGGAGGCGACCAAGCCCGGCCAGGAACCAACGCTTTCTCAGGGAGACCCGTTCAAGGGTGTCGTCGGGACAGCTGCTCCAAGGACCACAACCCCGCCCGCCATCGCCACCTTGAACGACCTGTTCAAGTTCAAGCCCCCGGCCAAGGACTACAAGCCCTACACCCCGTCTGTCAACATCGGTTTCGCTGAGCCCGGAATGTCGCTGGCTGCGCAGTCCACTCTCAACTTCTTGCAGACGAAGCCCGCCGAGTTCCTCCCTGGCCAGTACCTCTATGTAGCCCCGGACGGGACGCTCACCAACCGCAAGACCTCTCAGCCAGTCTACGTGGACCCGAAGACCGGAGAGATGACGACCTCGCGATTGGGAGAGTCCAATCGGGCAGTCATCCCATTCTCCTCTCCTGGCGAGACGGGGGCTCTCAATCCTCAGACCGTGACGAGCTTTGAGGGATACCTGCGCTCGAACCGCTACCCTGTCTCCACGATCGAAGAGTGGAACGCATACAGGGACGATCAGCTGGCGCGCCAGAAGGCGGCTGAAACGAAGGCCACCGAGCAAGACGCTTTCAACAAGGAGCACGGCGAAGAGGTTCAGGCGGCCAGCATCTCGTCCGCTGCATCCACCATGGGCTTCAATGTCACGCCTCAGCAGTCCATGGGGCTTGTCCGTATGGCTACGCCGGATCAGCCGACTGTGACAGTGCAGGGGCCGGATGGTCAGCCGCTACCTCTTACGGTCGCTCCAAGCGCCGCGGCCTATTGGACAGAGGGCATGCGGCTATTGTCTGCTGGTCAATATCTGCTCGAGCAGGCCCCTGTCATTGGGCCACTTCTAGGTGGCGTTGCCGCCTGGACCAGCACGGTCTACAACAAGGCTCTCACCCACATCAACTACAACCTCATGGGACTTGGTGGGATCATCCGACCCATCCTGGGGATCGACCGAGTCCAGCCGTTCGCCTATGACCCTCGGACTCTGGAGAAGCTGTCGGACGAACAGGTCTTCATGCGACAGCTCTACGGCCTACCCATTCAGTATACCTACGACCCCATGCTCACAGCGGCGCGGGCCTTCAGAGCCGATGCCGCGAACGACGCCGCCTGGAAGGACATCTGGTCCGGCGACGCGTTCGACAACGGCTACCAGTTCATGTTCAACACGGGGCCTAGGACCGCCCAGGCCGTCCTCGACATCAACGCCGAAATCACAGCCAAGATCAACACGCGCGACTCTTATCGTCGACAGGCCGCATCTGCCCTGAAAGCCGGAGACAGTGAGCTGGCCCTCGAGTACACCGTCAAGGCGGTGAGGCTCGATGGCATCGACCGACCTCTTGACCCGTACTACTACTACTCCTGGTCAGCCGAGCCTTGGCGATACGAGCCGTTCATTCGTGCCGTCGCCCAGTACGAGCTGAAGCTGGGACGACCTCTCAAGGGCTGGGAGGTCATGAATGTCGCAGACAGGTTTGTCAACCCTGACCTAGAGATGGCGATGGGGGTGATCTTCGACGTCTCCAACGTCCTGCCTATGCCGTTTGTCGACAAGCTGTTCGGCGGGGCATCGTCTCTGGTCAAGTCCATCCCCGAGTCCCTCAAGTGGGCAGACCCGAAGAACTTCAACGCGTTCGCTCGCCTGTACCGATGGAACGTGAGGAAGTCCGCCGAGTCCACTGGGTCATGGGTCACACGCTGGCTGGTGGCCGGACCATTTGAGCGCCTAGCACACAAGTCAGAGGCGGAGATCGACGAGGCGTTCGACATCTTCGCTGAGGTGTTCGTCGATCGCAACCCGGCAAGGATGCACAGGCTCATCGCCCCTGTCACCGAGGGTGGGCTTGGGTTCTCCAAGAGAGAACTCGACGTCCTTGAGAACATGGTGAAGCTGACCGACAACACGTGGATCGACAACCTGCTCAAGCGAGGCTCCATCACGCCGGAGCGAGCTGCTCGCCTCAAGGCCCTGATGGGGCAGATGTCCCCTGCGAACTGGAAGGCCATGCGTCAGGCAGGCATCAACGCCATTGGGCTTGACAGCCTGGACCGCGAGATAGCGAAGACGGCGAGGCGTCTGGGGGTGTCCGTCCCAGAAGCTGGCTCCGAGGCCGAGGCCCTGTTCATCAGAGCCAACGCTCTCGACGCGGCCAGCTTGGTGTCCCCTCGCAAGTCCCTGACGGCCTTGGCAGGAGACCTTCGGGAGACATACACTCGGGCGCACCGCCCTGTCGCTGGGCTGAACCTCTTCGACGACTCTGTCCTGTACTACCTGGCCTACAAGTCAGGTGTGAGGGCAACCAACAAGAGGTCGCTCGAGCTCATCCGCACGTTCGTCAAGTCCACCTCAGGACTGCGTAACGTGTGGGTGTTCGCTACGCTGTCCTTGCGCCCTGCATGGTTCGCCCGCAACGTCATTGACACGACCTTCCGCATGATGCTTGGCACGCCGGGTGCCGCTCACACCATGGCGCACATCTACGAGATGCTGCCAGAGATGCAGAAGGTGATGACCATTCCCGAGGCCGCCCTGACCACGACCATCACCAGCTCGGGTGAGACCTTCAGGAGCGTTTCGCAGCGGATACTGGCTGGAGAGAAGTTCAACCGCCTCTCGCCCTTCAAGTTCATGAGCGAAGAGTGGGATGCGTTGAGAGCCATGGCAGGAACGAGGCGGGGCCTCTTCAAGCTGTTCGGCATGCCCACTGACGCTCTCAAGGCGTTCGGTCGTGGCTTCCAAGACCTGAACACCCTCTACGAGTTCACAGCGCGCACGGCCAAGCTGTGGGAGCTCTACGTCCCCAAGTACGCACGGGTGTCCAGCTACGAACTGGCCCAGCTCGCCGTAGCTCTACAGGCAAGGGGCGGAACGGCGGACGCCCTGACTCACCTCACGCTTCTGTGGGAAGCCTCTGGCAACAACCCAGAACTGCTAGGCCAGATGCTGAGCAGGCTGGTAGGGGGCGATGCGACCGACTCCTACATGTCCATTCTGATGAACGAGACGTGCCTCAAGGCCATCGCCGGGCTCCCTGTTGAACAGCGGCAGCTCGTGGTGAAGCGTCTGATTGAGGCCGTCGAGGGAGCCTTCTCCCCTGACGAGGCGTTCGATGTGGTCAAGTTCTTCGATGACTACAAGGCCAGGCTCACAGAGGAGCTCCGCCTCAAGGGTGATCCGACCGTTGAGCTTCAGGGAACCGGCGAGATGGCTGTCCGAGCATCCGCCCCTGAAGGCATGCCGGTGCGGATGGCAGACCTCACCCAGCATCGTCTGGAGACCGACGCCGACGTAGCCTACTTCATGCATGCCGGGGGGCCGGACGGTGTAGGCATTCACCCGACAGACCACTACAACGGCCTCGACGATCTGGTGAAGAGGACCGGACTCACTCAGCCGGAGATCGACGACCTGCTGGAGCGCAACGTCCTCAACGAAGTCACAGTCGAGGGTGTGGCAGGCTATGAGTGGAACCCTCGCATGCAGGACGTCTTTGACCACCACGTCGTCAGACCTGATGTGCCGTCCGCAAGTAGTGTTGATGATTTCGACAGCCGCATGGACAGGATGGCTGACGACATTGAGGAGAAGGAAGCAAGGGAGGCCGAGGAGCGCCTCACGGAAGGTGAGATTGGTGGAGAGAGCAGGGCCGCCAGCGGGGAAGACCTCAGGATGCGTCCTACTCTGGACCGGGCTCCTCAACGTCGCTATGTCGCCTTGAGAGACAGGTGGTCGGTGCTTCGCAAGAGTGCCGAGATGCAGAACGACATCATGGTGAAGCTGCACCCTGAGCTCAAGCCGCGTGCCGACTACATCCACAACGCAGCCGACGTTCTCGTGTCAGTCAACCGCCGTGTCCACAACTGGATGAAGTTCCACTACCCAGGCCCGCTAACCCACAGCATCGAGCTGTCTAGAGTCCTGTGGAGCAAGGCGAACGACATGGCGGCCTTCTTGCAGAGGGGCACCAACACCCTCTTTGAGAAGCTCTCTGGTAGCGTGCTCAGCGGAGCGGTCGATAAGGAGATCACGGAGCTGGGCGGGAAAGTAGGATTGACTCTCCAGGACATCATGGGTACCTACGGCATGCGTCTGGAGACGACAACCAACGGCGTCATCAGCGTCCGATGGTTCGACGACGTAGGTGAAGAGATCAAGGGCTGGGCCACGACCAGCCGCTCGAATGTCAACAGTCTCATGAAGGAGATGTTCGGTGGTGACGTGTATGCGGCTGCGCTGGGCAAGGGTCCGCGCGCCCTGCCGGACGGCTCTCTTCGAAAGCTACTGGAAGACGTCCCTTACAGCGAAGAGCTGATCATCGACTTGCAGAAGTACATCCAGACCGGAGAAGTGCGGGGCGATGTGGCCGAGCTGTTCAGTGCGCTACCCGCTACACCGGCGACCCCAAGGAGCACCCCTCAGGCAGTGCTCGACAAGTTCCAGGAGTCCATGCCGTCCTACGTTCAGGTGCGGCGTGTGCCATCTCTCCTTGACGACAATGGCCAGGTGCTGCCGACCCATGCTCGTTGGATGACTAGGCGCGTCGGGGATCACTTCGAGCTTGTCGTTGAGAATGGAAAGATCGTCCTCGAAGTTGCGGACAACTTTGCTGAGCTGTCTCCCGAGGGCGTAGCTAAGCTCTTGCAGCACGAGATGGGCCACCCAATCTTCTACGCCTACAAGGATGAGTGCATCCAGCTGTGGGCAGAGAAGAGGCACTTCGTCACTGGAGCACGTCTGGGTGACAACGTCCAGCTACTGGACGAGCAGGTGGCCAAGGACTTTGCTGTCTACGTCGAACGTGGCTCGACCGGAGACCCGACGATCGACGCCTTCTTCAAGCGAGTCCTCACCGAAGACGACGACAGCTGGATCGGGGCTACAGCTCACGGCCTGTCGGGATGGGCGCAAAACGCTCCATCTACTCCGAAGCAGAAGGCTTCTGCCAAGCAGCTGTGGGGAGCCTACACCGCTCAGGCCAACCCGGATGGGTCGACCCTGAGGGAGATGTACGGCTCTGTGATGTGGCGAGACCGAGAGGTCCTCGAGTCCCCACAGACCCTCCTCGCCTATCTGAGAGAGACGGCCAACGACGCGGCGCGCCTCAAGTTCCAGAACTCTACGGTGCAGGCGATCAATGAGCAGATCGACCAGCTGACCCGCTTCCTGAACTACGCCGATACGAACTGGGAGAAGCTGGGCATTGAGCGCCCGGTGGTCAACCGTGGCTACAGCCCAGCCCCTATTCGCAAGTCGATGTACTCTCGGGGCACGATGACCTGGCTGCTGGACAACGAACATGGGGTGGCGAACCAGGCCCGACTGTTCAGCTTCCTTGATGAGATGAAGAGAGGCATGCTCGAGCAGCTGGGAGCCAACCCCGCTCTCGCGCGCACGCTCCCGAAGGATCAGCTCGACCTCCTTGCCGAGATCGGCGGGGACGCTGTCGGGGCCAAGGGCCGGGCGGTCGACATCGCCATGAACGGTGGCGAGCACCCAGCGATCGGCACGTGGCAAGGAGCCCTTCCGCAGACCAACGAGTACATGCTGGACTACGGAGACTTCTCGAACTTCGACAAGGCGATGAAGGGCATCTACCCCTTCTGGATGTTCCCGTCCCGCAGCTTCAGCCTGTGGGCAAAGTACCTGATGTCGCATCCATGGCTCCCTGCGATGTACGCCAAGTACACCGACTGGACCAAGCGCACCTTGGTCTCCGAGGGCTTCTTCAACACGAAGGGCGAGGCCCTGCCGTCGATGGTGGGGATGGTGAAGATTCCTGGCACAGACGTCTGGTTCAACCCGACGTCCGCCCTGTCCTTCCGCTACCCCATCCAGATTTTCGATCGGCTGGCAAACTACGAGGACGAGGAGTACTCCGACCTCAACCCACTCCAGTCCTTCATGACCAAGTTCTGCAAGATCGCCCGAGTAGCCAATCTGGACCTGCCGCCGTGGATCATCTGGGGGCTGAACAAGATTGGAGCAGTCGATCCCAACTCACTGCCCAACTACGCTCCGTTCGCTCCTCTCCAGCTGATGCCCCGCACCTACATGCTAAGCTTCATGGAGAAGATGCTCAAGGTGGACAGCGGGCCGGTCATGGACTTCATGCACCCTGACGTGGGCTGGAAGGACTACCTCGTCGAGACGTGGATGTACGAGGATGCCCTGAAGATCATCATGGACGACACCAAGACCCAAGCGGAGAAGCTGGCCGCCGTCGACAAGGTGCGGGCCGCATTGGGCTACCAAGAGGACAAGGAGCTGAAGTACGGCAAGGCTGGCTACATCCTCAACCCTCGAGAGAACGATCCGTATTGGCAGCAGGCGTCCGCCGCTATCAACAATCAGGAATGGGTCAAGGACACCATCGGCTACTTCACTGGCGTCTTCCCCAAGCCTGGAACCGACGCCGCCATCTTGATGTACGGCATGAGGAACTACCGCAACTACCTGCGGGACGCCATCAACGATGGCCTCATGACGACGATCTTCAAGCTTGACCCCGACGCCGAGAGCCGCTACAACGACTACATCGAGAAGGGCTTCAAGACGCCCTATGGCTCCATCGCTGGGTTCTACAACGCTGGGCGCTACGTTCACGCCACAGACCCTCGCACGGGCAAGGACCAGACGGTGTATGGGCAAGACCGCCGAGAGCTGATGGCGCTGACCTTGCACGAAGACGTTGTCACCCAGGAGTACTACGCCGCCATCACCCAGCTGGTCGAAGCTCGAGACAAGGAACTGGAAGGGGTGGCACATGGCGATCGGTCGGCCATCACGAACGACATCTGGACCCGCTACTTCGCTGCTCGCAAGGCCATCGACGAAGACGAGTTCTACCAGGACGCCCGTCGCACCTGGCTGGTAGGGCACCGCCCTGAGTCCATGATCTTCGATGGCTATCGAGACCAGTTCTGGATCATGCTCCGCGAGACGTATCCCCAGTGGGACACGGCTAACGACGAGCCCTACGCCGACTACCTGACGAGGGTTGAGCAGTGGCAGACAGAGCTTCCCTATCACGCCCAGATGCTGATCAGCGTGATGATGAACGACAACGTCGTCCGAAGCCTGCGCGATCGCGAAGGCAACGTCACCATCGTCAATGGCAACGAGGTCCAGCTGGCCGCTGAAGGTGCTGTCGAGCGCTACATCAACCTGGACAAGCTGAAGCTGAAGCTGCTGGAAGAGGCCACGCCAGATGGCTTTGTGGCATGGCGTGACAGCAACCGATCGCTCTATGCGGCGCAAGACGCCGTCTACGACGAGCTCTACACGAACAAGTTCTACGCAGACACCACAGGGCTCACCGGCTACGCCCTCGAGGTGGCTCAGGCCGACTGGCTGTCCTCTCACCAGATGCCTACCGAGCAGATGATCCTCGACGCCATCCACCAGAAGTACGGGGACAAGTGGACAGACGAGCAGATCAGAGAGTCGTGGGAGAAGGCTGACAAGATGTCCATCGCTGAGCGCATGGCTCCTCGTACAGAGGAAGAGGCCATGAGCCAGGAGGTGTGGGACGTCCTGTCGTGGATCGGGCTGGGCTCAGTCAGTCGTGAGAAGTTCAACATCGCATTGGTGAAGGCAGGCGGTGAGCCTGACAGCATCCAGACGTGGTACGACACGAGCGGCATGTGGGGGCAGATCGGGGACAGCAAGGTCAACGGCAAGTGGCAGGCGTTCCATGACGCTGTCGTAGCGGCTGGAGCCAACCTTGGATTGCAGGAGCCATCGCTCGACCAGATGCGCATTCTGGCTCAGGTGCAAGATGAGAACAAGGAGTTCCAGGAGATCGTCAACACCAAGTTCGGTGAGGACTTCTACACCACCCTGACCGTCTACGGCCTCACGAGCGACAAGACCGAGAAGAAGGCCCTTCGTGCAGAGAACCCCTCGATCGACGGGTACTACGACGCGAAGGACACCTTTGCCTGTGATCATGAGACGTGGGCCAAGTTCTACTACCCAACCTACCCTGGTTGCAGCAAGTGGGTCGGGCCAGGGGGCACCGGGTCCACCAACTCTGGTGGTGGTAAGACCAAGAAGGTTGGTGGTGGTGGAGGTGGGGGTGGCGGAGGAGCGTCCGTGTCCGTTGCGGGCCACTGGATTCCTCTGGGAGCCCGACGCTCCAACGCAGGCAAGGCCCTAGGGTCTGGCGGGTCCAGCGTGAAGCCCGTGTACCCTGCTGGGTTCGTTCCCGTAGCGGGCACTGTGGCGGTGTCGGAAATCGAGCGCTTGGCGTCCTCGGCTATCTCTCTGTCCAGTCCGACGGTGAACTGGCTGATGACCCTCAAGCAGCGCCACCCTGAGTGGAAGAAGTTCCTCGACGCCCTGTTGACCGACAACAGTACGGTGTCGACATAAGTACTTGCATTTGACATAAGACCTGTGATACACTGAAGTTGAGTTCGGAACCTTTACAAATCTCCCGAACGGAGGCTCAAATGCCTGATGAAGTAACACCAGTTGCCGTTGGCGGCAACGACGGGGTTGCGTCCGCGACGCCCGTTCAAGGTGGGGTTGAAACTACTGCTTCGGCAGTACCCGCGACGCCCACACAGCCAACGAACGATGGGGTGGATTGGCGAGGGCGATACCAAGCAGATATGGCCAAGGCACAGGCCGATCTGAACGCCCTGAAGTCAAGCCTCCAGTCTCAGAGCTCTGAGATGATGAAGGCCAAGGACCAGGAACGCAAGGTCCTAGAGCAAGAGCTCCACAAGATGCGGATGGCGTCGATGGATGCGCCGGAACGCTCCCAGTACGAGCTCGACATGGCCAAGAACGAACTCAGTGAGCTGAGAGGACAGTTGGAACAGGAAAGGGCTCGAGCGAATGAGCTCAGCTCTGTGGGTTCCATTGTCCAGTCTTTCGCGCGCATGGGGATTCCATCCAACATGCTCGTGCTGGATCAAGGCACTGACGCTCTTGCCGAGAGCGGCTGGCGGGCCGTGGTCCAGAAGATGAACTACCTAGAGAATGCGGTCAAGGGGACTCAGCGCCCAATCGCGCCGAACCAGCCCGTTCCCGCTACGCCAGCAACAACCAATCAACAGCCTGGGACGTATACACCGCCTCAGGTCGCTCCGCCCGCAGGCGGACCCGTCACGACGGGCCGCACATGGGGATCACTCTTGACCACTCTGAAAGCTCAGACTGGCAACGAGTGGACGGAGGAGGAAGTGTACAGGGCAGTGGAGAACGGCAGGCTACCGCCCGACATCCTCCCTGGTATGGAGAACATGCCCAAAGGCTAACCCATACACCTCAGGGCCAATGCAGGTAACAACCAATGTCCGTCCTCAACGCTTCTGAGTACTCAGATGCCATCTTCGTCCAGTACGAACGGCGTCTGCTGACTCGTGCTCTGCCTCGACTGATCCACAATCGCTTCGGCGCGCAGGCACGTGTCAACCGTGGCCTCGGCTCTCTCCAGTTCCGCAAGTACGCAGGACTGAGCGCGATTTCGTCCGCTCTCTCGTCCGGCGTGACCCCTGTGGAGAACATCGCCCCGGCTCTCTCGTCCGTGAGTGTGACCCCGCTGTGGTACGGTGCGTGGCTGGGCTACACCGACAAGATCGACATGATCGGCTTCGACCCCATCGTGCTTGAGGCATCAGGCATTCTGGGCGAGCAGGCTGGCCTCTCGATCGACACGCTGACCCGCGACGTCCTCGTGGCAGGTGCCACTGATGACTTCGCCAATGGCGCGGCATCCCGCGCTCTCCTGGACTCAGGCGACAAGATCGGCTACGTCGACTTCCTGATCCAGATCGCAGAACTCGAAGCGGCCAATGCTCGTCCTCTCGCGAACGGGCGCTACGCCGTGATCCTCCACCCGTACTCGTGGGCAACGCTGATGCAGGACCCAACCTTCGTCACGCTGTTCACCCGTGAGGCAGGTGGGGCCAGCAATCCGCTTCGCTCGGGGATTGTCGGAACGATCCTGAACTGCGACGTGTACGTCTCGAGCAACGCTGCTTCCTACACCTCAGCTGGTGTCGGCTCGGCGTTCACGGCTTACTCGGCCCTGTTCATTGGGGCGGAAGCCTACGGCTCCTACGGCATCGCTGACCTGACGCCCAATGTCAACGTCGACGGTGGCGGGGTCGAGGTCAAGAACATGACCGGGCAGAGCGTCAAGCCTGTCTCGATCATCGTGAAGGAACTCGGCTCGGCAGGCACGAGCGACCCGCTGAACCAGCGTGGCACGATCGCGTGGAAGCTCACGCACATCGCCGCCATCCTGAACTCGGCGTGGATTCGTGACCTGGAGCACCTGAACGACTTCAGCGCCTAAGCTGCTCAAGCTCGCTGACGACCGGAGAGGGCGGTTACTGTAGGCATACCCCCTACAGCCCCTCGGGGCTGGACCGCAGCGCCCTCTCCATAGCAAGCTCCACACCAGAGCAGGTGGGGGAGCGGAGGCAAACATGACGACCTACGCAAAGGGCATCCCCAATGTGGAGTGGCCGCTGAGCGCTATCCTGAAGGAGACCTCGCTGTCAGTCAAGTCGGATGAGACCATCGACACGACCGCAGTGAGCTTCACTCTCTTCCGGGTACCTGCGAACACCTTCATCGAAGGAATCCGGGTACAGGTCAACACAGCGTTCACCACGACCGACATGGTCATGGCACCGACCGTCCTCTTTGGAGACACCCCCGGTGGACGACAGTTCGGAGTCATCTCGTCCGCACTACAAGACACCGGACTGGCCAACCCAGTGCTCCACGTCGGGGCAGAGTACGACACCCCGATCTATGTCTACGCCACGGTCAAGACCGCCGCGGCTCTGGCGGGAGAGGCCGAAGTCTGGCTGATCTACCGCCCCAACTCGAACGAATCGCCGTGGGCCAAGTAGCCCACTAGGAGGAACCAATGGGTTCTGCTGCTGTAGGATCAAAGACTATCCCTCAGGTGGGAGAAGTCTTCTTGGGTGACGACCCCTCTGTCGTCAAGGTCATCAAGATCACTGCTGGCTTCGACTGTGGTGACGTGACTGGCATCGAGACTCAGGCGGCTCACGTCCTCCTGAACATCCCTGCTGGTACCCTGATCGAGAAGGTCAGCGAGTGGGTTGTGACCGCGTGGACTGCATCGACCACGTTCACCGTGGGCGACTGCGACTCGGCTGCTCAGTTCGTCGTTGGCGCACTGGGAAGCACGACCGCCGCAACCTGGAAGCCTGAGACTGGGCTTCAGGTCTCTCAGTACTATAACACTCCCTCAGCGATCACGATGACCGTGGCGGGAGCTAACCCGGCTGCCGGAAAGTCAGACTTCTTCATCTGGTACAACCTCGCCGGTCAGAACACGACCTACTAGGAGGCACACATGGCTGCAACCGCTGGAGGCAAGACAATCCCTACCGCTGGCCAGGTGTTCCTTGGTGATAACCCATCACCGTCTTTGGTGATCAAGGTTACGGCGGGCGTTGACTGCGGAGACGTGACGGCCATTGACACGACCGCTGCGTTCTGCATCCTCAACATCCCGGCCAACACCATCGTGAGCAAGGTCAATGAGTACGTGCAGACCGCCTGGTCCGCCGCATCCACATTCGTCGTTGGCGACTGTGACTCGGCGGGTCAGTTCGTGAACACAGCAGCGGGTAGCACTACCGCGGCGGCGTTCAAGGCTGAGACCGGGCTTCAGGTTTCGCAGTACTATGACACCCCATCCGCGATCACCATCACCCTCGCCAATGCGGGCGCGGGGAACACTGTCGGCAAGAGCGACTTCTTCATCTGGTACAATCTTGCTGGACAGGCCACAACGTACTAAGCCGAGCACTAGCATAGCATGGGGGGATAGGGCCAGACCCCGAAAAGCGGCAGTCCTGAACCGCCTGCCCCCCGTGCTCCTTGATACTACAGGAGGTATCGAGATGACATCTACTGCCGCGTTCCGTCAGCAGATGGCGGAGAAACGCAGACAGCATACCCGTGAGGGTCTGTGCAGAGCGTGTAGTCGCCCGACAGCCGTCGGCGGCTTCTGCAAGAAGCACTGGCTCTCTGCCGAATCCTACAAGGTATGGGGCACAGCGAAATACGCTGGGTTCCTTGCCGGACTCTGGAGACGGCAACGGGGCCGGTGTGGGCTGACCGGAAAGAAATTGTCCTTGGAGACGGCCTCGCTGGACCATAAGCATCCCGTCAAGAGGTTCCCCGAGAGGCGAGGCTGGTTCGACAATCTACAGTGGGTAGATCGAACAGCCAACAAGTCGAAGGGATGCAAGACGGTAAGCGAATATCTGGCGGAGGTGTCTTTATGAGAAAGGCAGATAAGGTCGCGCTCGTTGGCTGGTGGCCAGCCAACCGCTACCGGACCCCCTGGGATGATCCTGAGTACGAAATCTGGGGAGTCAATGAAGCGGCGACAAAGCCGTGGATGAAGAGATGGGACAGGATGTTCCAGATGCACGGTCGCTGGAACTTCACCCGCCCCGAAAACCCAAACGACCCGAACCACTTCGAGTGGCTCAAGTCTCTTCCTGGGCCGGAGTCGCCGGACTACCGCCCCGTCTACATGCAGATGGGATGGACCGACGTCCCGGCCAGTGTTGCTTTTCCTAGGAAAGCGATCGAGGAGGAGTACCTCAACCCGTACCACAAGCGCATCCGCTACCCCGGTCCCGGTGAAGACCAGATCGGAGTTGTGGAGGACTCCAAGGGATACTTCGGCAGCTCTGCCGCCTACATGTTGGCGATGGCAGCGCTCGAGGGCTTCCCTGAGATTCACATGTACGGCTTCACTATGAGCAGTGAGACCGAGTACGTCTATCAGAGGGAGAACGGCTCCTTCTGGTTGGGTCTCCTGATGGGCCGCAAACACAAGATCGTTCTGCCCGATCCATGCGACCTGCTGGTTGCGTCGGGACTCTACGGATACGAGGTGACGGAGATGCTAGGACGACAGGACTTGGAGTTCCGCCTGGGTGATCTGGAGCGCATCGTGATGCAGAAGCAGATGATGCTCAACACCTTGAGCGGCGCTGAGCAGGCCATGCAGAAGGTCATAGCCGACCACCCCGAGCTGGAAGAGACGCTGAAGCCGGAGCTGGTGCGCTTCTCGACACAGAAGGAAACAGCTCTGAACGAGCTCTGGTCAGCGACCGGGGCCAAGCACGAAATCGACAACTGGATCAAGACCCTCGACATGAAGCCCACCCACCCCGACTTCGGCAAGTATGTGGCTGGGACGGACCTGGAGGTCATCAAGAAGAAAGAAGGCGAGGACCTTCTCAAGTTTGGTCGAGAGTTCCAAGGAACGATGGAGCCCACCCATGCCGAAGCTACGAGCGAACAGTAAGCACTGGTGGGAGGGCGAACCTCCCGAGTGGGCACACTGCAATGTAGAAGACGCCATCTGGTGCATGTTCTGCAAGCGTTGGATTTCTCCGCAGCAGGTTGACGCCCACGACGATCGACATCGGGACGTCCAGGAAGGATGGAAAGAAAGGTATGGGCAAGCACAGGAACAGACGGCAGAGCGAGAGAAGCAACATTTTAGGGTCCACCCGCGACCTGGCAAGGGAGAACCAGATTCTCCACTCGAAGGTGAGGGACCTAGACCCGAGGGTGGAGGGGATTCTGAGCCAGATACCGGAGGCATCGGAGTCCCAGAAGCTGGAGCTGAGCCTGCTGCTCCAGAAGATAGCTCGGGGTCCGGCCTCCCTGTTGGAGCGCCCGGAAGCGTCTGAGCTCGTCAACCAGCTACGAGAGACAGCCCACAAGCGGGACAAGGTGGCCAAGCGTTATGAAGCTGACCAGGCCGCCTTCATCGAAGACATCTTGGACAGGACCGAGCGCAACAAGATGACTGGAGCTCAGGCAGAGAAGGCCAAGGCGGACGCGGTTCGCATCCTGTCCGAAGCCACCTCAACGGCCCGCTCAAGGAACGCGATCAGCAAGAAGAACTTCGAGCGCTTGCTGAACTCCATGCCAAAGCGCACGATCCATGTCACCGGACACATCGAGATGGTTCAGTCTGGCCAGAACGTCGAGCCCGTCGTGGCCCCCGAAGTGATCCGTATCAAGCACCTAGCCTGGATACTGCATCCTGGGGCTCACGAAGTCCCAGAGCTTGTAGCCCAGGTCTTCGACCAGCGACAGCGTGGCGCAGCGATGGCTGCTGCCAGAAACAGGGCTCTTCAGGCGACTGGAGAAGCCGGACGAGATACCAACGTCTACGAAAGGTGGAAGGCGATCAACGATGAGTTCGGGTCGCCATCTGAGCTTCCGCAGGCATACGGTATCATCTAGGAGGAAAGATGGGTGATCAACACCTCTACAAGATCGACACCACGGTGCAGGACAGCGACAAGAGCTGGACCGTCCCTGCCCACAACGAGTGGCACGTGGACGCAGTCTACGTCAAGCTCGCCACGACCGCCACGGTAGGCAACCGACGGATCGAAGTGGCCATCGCGGACACGGCCAGCAATGTCGTGACCTATGGCGTGGCCGACACCGTGCTGGCTGCCAGCTCGACGGGCTACCACTTCTTCAGCCCTGAGATGCCGTTGGATGCTGGCTTCACAGCTGAACGCATCCGCGCTCCGCTGTTCGATGGATGGCTCCGCCCTGGCTTCACGCTCAGAGTATACGACAACGCCGCCGTCGCAGCTGACTCTGATGTCATGACGGTGGCCCTGTTCATCACTGAAAGAGACGTCCTGAGCTAGTCAGGAGGGCACATGTCGGAACCTACAACGACTCGAACACTGCTCCGGCAGTCAATCGGTCGGGCTCTGGGCATGCCGTTCTACAAGTACTTCGGCACGTCCCTCGCCGTCGCCACCACCTCTAGCACGTCCATGCTCGAGAGCCCATCTCTTACCCAGCCCGATCACTTCTGGGAGGGGTCGTGGCTTCTTGCTACCAAGGTAGCAGGGACTGCCGCAGAGGACAGCCGAGAGATTATCTCCTTCGTCAGCCACGTCAACCGCTTGGTACTGGAGCGTAGCATCACGGGGCTCGCGGTCGCAGACACCTTTGAGCTCCTGACGGGCTGGACGGCAGGGGAAGTCCATGACGCCATCAACCGGGCCATCGAGCAGGCGTTCCCGTTCTTCTTCGACACCATCATCGATGACACCGTCGTGCTCAGCGAGAGCGCCCTGAGCTATGACATCTCAGGGCTCACCATCAAACCGTGGAAGGTCATGGGGCTGTGGGTCGAACAACCTACGAGCACCGCCTCTGGCGTACCTCAAACGGCAGCCGGGACCACAATCACTCTGGCGTCGACCTACAGCAACGCGGACATGCAGACCAACCCCACGCACTACACCATCAACATCTGGGACGGCAAGGGTGCTGGGCAATCACGCACTCCCTCCGCCTACAACAACACCACGAAGATCGCCACCGTCACCACCTGGACCACGACCCCTGACACCACGTCGAAGTACATGGTCTACGACATCACGGACCAAGAAGTCGACTGGAAGCGCATCGAGGCTATCCGAACCGACAGCAAGGACTGGCCAAGTACACTGTACTTGACCCAACGCTACAGCGGGTATGAGGGCTTTCGCCTGAGGATTCAATACCTGAGCAAGCCCGCCCTCCTGACCCTCGACGCATCCACCACCATCGTCCCTCCTGAGTACATCCTACTCAAGGCCATCGCATTGCTTTCCAAGATGCGGGTCCCCAACAACCGCTACGACCGAGCCCGCTATGGGCAGATGGCGGCGGACTACGAGAAGGAAGCTAAAGAGTACCTGCAAAGCAACATGTGGCAGCCGACCCCCGGCACCATCTGGGGCGAGTCGGACGTCTCGGGTGGAAGGTTCTCCTCCCCGGACGGCGATCCGCTGGGGTGGGGGAGATGATAGATGCCTGATCAAAGCGCCCCCGCGTTGGGCCTGATCAACATCTCCGAGAAGCCGTACCTGATCGAAATCACGAGCTGGCGTGGGAAGGACATCATCGACTTCAGCCCGCCAGCTTCTGTTCCCGGTTCAGGAACGATCTACTCAGACCTCGGACTGTATCAGCCTATCGCATTCCTTGACTTCAGCCATGGGCTGGGGTTCGTGTGGCACAGTGACGAAGCTGGCTACCTGACGACGACGGGAGCCATCGACACTCGCCACTCCAACCTCGCCATGCTGTTTACCGCCCCGACGCAGGTGACTGGGGGCATCTCTCATCAACGTGAGGGGTCCCTGGTCTTCGGCGGTTATACGTACTTCTGGGGCACAGGCGGTCTCGAGCGCTGGAGCTCCGGCGCAGGCTTCGAGACCGTCAACTTCAAGAGCGTCACGGTTGACACTGCGGCAGAAGGCAAGGTGACAGCGGGGGCTTCGCTGTCCGCTTCCTTTACTGTGGGCGCAGATGGTTCCAATGGCATGCTCGTTGTCCTGATCGCGATGGAGGCGACCCAGACGGTCAGCACCATCACCTACGGCGGCGTCGCTATGACAGTAGTTGGAGTCACTCATCCGTACTCCTCCTCTACTGTCGTAGCTTACCGTCTACTGGCCCCCGCCACCGGAGCGAACACGCTCGCCATCACGCTTGGCGGCTCTACCGACTGGGAGTACTGCGTCATCTCGCTCCTGAACGTGAACCAGAGCTCCCCGACTGGGACCGTCGTCTATGCCGACACCGCCGCTGGTACCTCCTCGAGTCTCACCCCCGCCGCCACCGAAGGCGACCTCGTGCTCGATCTGCTATACAAGGACGGCGGCTCAGCTGACAACCTGACGATCGGGGCTCTCCAGACCCAGCGCATGCTCCAGTCAGACGCCAATGCTACTGCCACGCAGGGAGCGGCCTCGACCGAGCCGTGGTCCACGGGCACTACGACGACCGCCAGCTGGTCATGGACGAACGCACGGGACGCTACAGCTCTGGGCTTCGCCGTCCACCCATCGACCCATCTGGTCGACGTCAACACCCTTTTCAACAGCGGCGGGTACCTGTTCCTGTGCGTCGACGGAGAACGCATCCGCAAGTCCTCGACGGGAGGCATTACGGCAACTGGGTGGTCCGACGCCGGAGTCAACAGCCGGGCAGCCGACTACTCTTGGCTGACCATGCACGGTGGGTACATCTACGCAGGCAAGGACTCCAAATCGATCGTCTACTACGACAGCTCTGAGACCTTGGCCTCCTTGTGCGGAGACCCTGCGGACGACTCGACCGAGCTGTACGCTGGCGCATCAAGCGTAGCAACCAAGGCTGGCGTCTCCTACAACAACGTCCTCTACTGCCCTCGAGAAGATGGCATGTGGGGGCTGGACGAGAGCCTGACCCCTGACATCTTCAAACCTGTTATCGGGTTTGAAGATGAGGTGTCGAGCTCGAACTTCCGCTCCATCAAGGAGAGCAACGGCTACCTGTACTTCACTGTGCGAGACACTCTGTATCGATGGAACGGCACCGCCCTGACTGACATCACCCCAGGACGGCAGACGGCTACCTGGCCTTTCACGACCTATGGCCGGTTTGACAACTTTGTGTCCTACAAGAAGTGGTTCTTCTACACGGCCCGAGACAGCATCGCGTCATACACCGAGAGCCTCTTTGCCTGGGATGGTGTGGGCACGCACAAGCTGTATGACATCATCACCGAGGCCGCGGGGTCGATCACGTTCATGTCGTTCGACACCACCAACAACTACCTGTGGTATGGTGTCACAGACGGCTCGACCCACACGGTCTACTACATTCCGTTCAACGAGCTGTCCGACTTCCCATACTCAAACTTCCCGACGACCGGCACGCACTCACTGACAACTAGCCGTATCGACTGTGGCTTCAGGCGCGTCTCCAAGTCCTCTCCCTTCTTGCTGGTCAACACTCAGAACTGTAGCGACGAACGCATCATCAAGGTCGAGTACTCTCTCGACGGGGACACCTGGGTCGAATGGGACCAGATCAAGACGAACGGACTGAATGAGCTGGAGTTCCCAGGAGGCTTCCTGTCTGTCGAGGCGGACTCCTTCTTGCAGCTGAGGTTCACGCTTAGCACGACGAGCTCGACCAACAGCCCGATCCTTGAGAGCGCGATCCTGATGGTCATGCTTCGTCCTGACGTGCGATATGGCTACTCCTTCGCCATCCCCGCAGCCAAGGGCCTGACCTATGGGGGCTACCAAGAGCGGCGCTCCATCGCTGAGATCAAGGCAGACCTGCGCCAAGCTCGGGACTCGAAGGCCCCGATCGCTTTGGTCACTCCATTCGGAGAGCACATCTACGGCTACATCTCTTCGATCACAGAGACCGGCGTAGAAGTCAATGAAGGGCCGGGCGGTAGCCGCGGCGTTCAGGACTACGAGCTGATGGTCGCTGTGTCCTTCGTGGAGTCTGTGGTCCTGTCTGAGAGTGCCTAGTGGCCTCCAAGAAGGAAGAGAAGTACATCCGGCCTGAGGGCCTTACATATCGCTTCGTCTCCTGGAAGAAGAGCAAGTCCAGGATGACCCGCATCAGGATGCGGCAGCCCGCCCACAAGCCGATCCGCCTTCGAAAGCGCAATGCTCTCAAGGCCGAGGCTGAGTGGAGACAGCCAGCCCCTGAGGGGATGGTCATCCACCGCAGGAGCAAGCGGATCGCAACCTCTGGAGTGAACCCAGAGGAGCGGGCAAAGCAAGGCATCCGCGGCTATCTGGCAGAGCGGATCATGTACAAGGCGCTGGAGACGTTCGGGTTCGTAGCCGATGTGGACTTTGACTTCCAGTCCAGCGAGCAAGGGGGCAGGCTTGAGCTGGGTGGGATCGTGGCGGACTTCATGTTCTTCTACCGCCGACTGATCATCCAGATACAGGGGCCTACCCACAACACGTATCTGAGATTCAGGAAAGATGAGGAGCAGAAGGACGCCCTGTCTGACAAGGGGTTCTCTGTCCTGGAGATAGATGAGAGTGACGTCCTTGACGCAGGAGCTTTGGACATCTGGATTCGCCGCAACCTGGGAACAAACCGTGGCGGAGTGGGCTCGACGTATCGCACGCTGTAAGCGAAAGCTGAGCCTGAACTACATCAGCGGCTGGCTTGGGTGGCACGGTGCCGGCGTCTTCATGCGCCTGACAGGGATGACGGTCATGCGGTCTCGCCTGCGGGCCATCGACAAGACCCTAGGCATCGACTACGGATGGATCGGGTACAGGTGTGTTACCCAGGTCGGGGCCATCGCTCTTATACGAGAGTGGTACGACGGCCCCAACGTGATGAAGAACTTCAAGTACATGGGTGTGGGTACGAACTCTCAGGCCGAGTCGAGCTCTGACACCTCGCTTCTAGGCGAGATTGCCGAAGCGAGAAACGCCTGCACGATCTACTTGATGGGAGGTGGCAACGCTCTCTCCATTATAGCTGAGCACACCTACACTGGCATCTACACCCTACGAGAGCACGGGGTCTTCAACGCATCCGTCAGCGGCTCTCTCTTTGACCGCACGATGTTCTCCTCCATCATTGTAGGCGTTGGCACCGTGGTCGAGTGGACGTATGAAATCACAGCAGGATACGGGGGCTAGGAGAAGACGATGGCTCATGTGAACAGGAAAGGTTTGGACGAAGTGGTTAGGTTGGCGAGGGATATGGCTGACCCATCCATCAACCTAGACTGGTTCAGCTCTGCTGTCGAGAAGTACTTCGAGGGCATGGTGATGGACGAGGAGCAAGCCTTCGTTCTCAACACCCTAGTCAAGATCATTCAGAATCTGAGTGGGGCCAAATGACGGTCGTTAGTTACAAGAGTGTGTCTTCTATTGGGCCTACCGACAACACCACGTCGTACAGCACCAGCATCACGGCGGCGGCAGGCACTGACTGCTTCTTCATCGTGTCCGGCAACGGCTCCTCTCCTGGCTACACCGCCTACACCTATGACGGAAATCCCATGGAGTGGGTGGTACAGGACTACTCCTATGGCGTCTGCTTGAACATCTTTCGCTATCGGAAGCCCGTGGTCGGATCATCCAAGACCATCGCCTGGACCTGGACGAATAGCCGCAAGCCCTACTTCCATGTGCTCCATCTCGGCAACACCGAGGGACTGATCTACAGCACGACGTCAGCCGCCAATTCCGGGGGCCTGCCCCCCTGGTATCACAACGTGACGACGGTAAGCGCCGAGCTCTTCGCTGTCGAATCATTTGGAACCACCGATGGGACGGACTGGAATTGCTACCCAGATTACGGACAGACAGATGTGGCGGCGGCGGCCACATCGATTGATGGAATCTACAACAGGCACACAGCGTATGACACAGTCAGTGGCGGGACGGATGCCTTTGGCTGGCATTGGTGCTACTGCATCGACGGCGGGCACAACCAAGTCCACTCCACCGTCTGGCTGTTGGAGCCAGACCAAATGGATCGCAACAGGCGAAAGACGCCTGTCTTGAACGCAGATGTCTGGCACCAGCGCAGAGCTGGGATTGGGCATTAGGAGGAACCATGGCAAGAGTCTTCGGATCAGCAGTAACCTCAGAGATCGCCTTGGCCGCAGCGACCGCCAAGACCGTTCTCCAGCTTGTAGCCGCGTCCAACCACAAAGTCGCTTTGCTGGGATGGGGCGTGTTCTTCGACGGTGTCTCTGTGACAGGAGAGCCAGTGCAGGTCGTGTTGATGCGGCAAACAGACGCTGGCACAGCCTCAGCCCTGACCTGTCGGCAGACGCAGACGGCGGCGGAGACCATCCAGACTACAGCGCAGCACACAGCCTCAGCAGAGCCGAGCTCGAGTGACATCCTTGATGTCCTCGAGGTCCATCCGCAGTCTGGGTACGAGATCAAGTTCCCGCCTGGGGAAGAGATTTGGCTCAACGGCGGAACACGCTTGGGCATTGTCTGCACAGCACCAGCGATCTGCAACGTGCGGGCCAAGGTCTTCTTTGAGGAGTAAGTAAGATGTACTCTGTCGGCACCCGCTTCGCTTGGCAGCGCAGGGCTCGCCCGCCCTACGGCAAGGACATCACGTATGTCAGAATCTACGGCAACACGATCACCCTTGTCGGCCTGCTGGCCTACATCCTGAGGACCCCGATCGCAGGGTTCATTGAGTTCTGGACAAGGGCCGGATGGAACGACGCACAGATTCATGTGCCGACAAGGAAATAGGAGGATCGATGGAAGCGTTGAGAGGAGTGATGGTTGGGTCGTATGGTCAACTCTGTCAGCTGACGTGTGTGGACAGGAAGGGCGCAGCTCAGGATGTCTCTGGCTTCACCACCATCCTCGTCAACGCCCTGCCTCCTGATAGCCGACAGGCCGTGACCGCCACAGGAGCGTATGTGACGGATGGGACGGACGGCAAGGTCCAGTTCCAGTGGGCTGACGGCGACATCGACCGTGAAGGCAGCTGGGGCCTCCAGATTGAGTTCGCCAAGACAAGCGTTCGTGCTCTCTCGTATCTCGGAGAAATGCAGGTCGGTACGGCGCTGAAGACGCCTAGCACCTAGCATGGCAGTCTACGACAGCTACGCTGGATCGGCCAGCGCTTACCAGACCACCTTCTCCCTATCGCACACGATCGGTAGTGGGTCAAACCGCATCGCACTACTATGCCTAAATGGAACGGCAAGCGACCGAGTTCCTGGCTCTGTTCAATACGGCTCCACAGCCGCCACAAAGCTCTATGAGGGAGCGTCCAGCATCGCTCTCATGAGAGTCTTCTACGTTCTCAACCCTCCTACGGGTACGGCGAACTGGACACGCACGGACTCTGGAGCGGGGTGGGACATCCTATTCTTCGAGGCGCTGGCTTTCTCTGGAGTGTTCCAGAGTGCATCTTTCTACCGGGACTACGACTACAACGCTATCACAGGCTTCCAGCCAACGGCCACGATCACCTTGACGACTATCTCAGGAGACAAGTGTCTTGCTTGGGGATGGGGCCATAACCAAAACGGAACGATCTCTGGCACGGGCACGGACGTCCAAGAGTATACAGGCGTTGTCGGTACATGGTACTGCCACTCCGTCCAGAGCTACGCGACGGCTTCAACCACATCGCAGACTATGAATGTCTCCGGCGGTTGGGGCACCACTCACACCAAGGCTGTATGGGGACTCACTCTCATCGATGCTCCGTCTAGGGTCGGGGGGCCGGGGTCCCCCTCCGGCTTCAGTCCCAACAACGACATTGGTCGACAGTCCAAGCTCCGCCGTCGACAAAGATGGGGGTACAGCTAAATGGCGATAGGATACTTGTCTCTTCCTCCGGCAGCGTGGTATCCGACCGATGATTCGAGTGGGTCGGCTTCGGCCCAGCTTAGCAAGAGGGTCACATCAGACGCCACCGACCCGCAAGCGAACTGGATGGAGTGGCTATTTGACGCCACGACGCAAGAGCATATCATGTGCCAGTTCGTCATGCCTGGAAACTACTCTGGGTCTCCAGTGCTCAAAGTCTACTACAAGATGACGTCTGCCACAGCCAATTACATTCAATGGGGCGCGGCTTTGATGGCTCTGACCGACGCCGACGCACAGGACGCGGACTCAGATGAGTTCGCCTCTGCCAATGTAGCTTACGCCACCGTCCCAGGCACGGCGGGCTACCTAGACGTCATCTCTATCACATTGTCCAACGCGGACAGCGTGGCCGCTGGAGATCATGTTGTGTTGGTTCTGTATCGCGATGCCGACGATGGAACCTATGACACAGCCACGGGCGACGCTGAGTTCGTGAATGCTGAGTTTCAGTTCGCTGCGTAGGACTCGATGGCAATAGACTTCAACGGCTCAAGTCACTATCTAAGCTGCGGGTCGGGGGCTTCAATCGACAACCTCAAGCCCATGTCCTTGCTGTGGTGGATCAATCGGGACAGCATCCCCAGCTACGATTCCTACCCGACTGTCTTCTGTAAGCATGATGGTAGCTCTTTGGGGTGGGCAGTCTTCATGCGCTATGACAGAACAGGCGGGGGATGGTCTGGTCGCAACACCGTCAACCTTGAACTGTGGGTACAGAACGGCGGGTCCGTAGGGGCATGGGCAGCTGACAACTACACCACCAATTTTACTGGCGTCTGGATGCACTTCGCCATCACCTATGGCCACAATCTCACGACCGACGACCCCCAGTTCTACAAGAATGGAGTCGCCATCACGACCACAGAGTGTAGCACGCCGACTTCCATTCCAGACGATTCGTCGCAGAGTTTGCTGCTGGCTGCCTGGAACGCGCTCGGTCGATACATAGATGGAAAGTTGGACGATGTCCGCATGATCAACCGGATCGTCGGAGCCAATGAAATCGCGGCAGTGGCAAACGGCTATCGCGGTCCATTAGGGGGTGAGGTGGCTTGGTGGACGATGTCAGAAGCAGCGGGCGTGGCCAACTGGAATGGCACGGCGCTGTCTGGGTCCAACACCCTCAAGGACATGGGCGGTAATGGGAACACTGCTACTCCCGTCAATAGCCCGACCAGCTACTGTTCTGCCTGTGCCCGCTTACCGACTTGGTGGGCCAATCCCATTCGAGGAGAAGACCCATGTGGGAATCGACTATTGATCCCCAATCGTCGGCCAGATCAGTTCAAGAGTTTCTACCGTAGGCGTGACCCAAACGCCTGGTATTAGGAGGAAGGAATGGCAGCGATCTTCTGCACAGCACAATGCACCGAAGAGGCATTGGCTGCGGCCACGGCTGAGACGATCATCCAGCTCGTAGCGGCATCCAACCACCGCATTCGCGTTCTCGGATGGGGCGTTTTCTTCGACGGCACATCCGCTACAGGAGAACCTGTTCAGGTCCGGCTTCTGCGTCAGACCAGCGCGGGCACATCCTCGGCTCTGACCCCTGTCGCCAACATCCCGATCACCGAGACGATCCAGACCACGGCTCTGCAAGACTTCTCCGCCGAGCCCTCGGCTAGCGACGTACTCGATGTGATCGAGTGCCATCCGCAAGGCGGCTACGAGAAGTGGTTTCCGCCAGGATATGAAATCCTTGTGGCTGGTGGTGCTAGAATCGGCATCGAGTGTACAGCCCCGGCCATCGTAAACGTCAGGGCGAAGTTCTTCTTCGAGGAGTAATGACGATTCCCTGCCTCGAGGGGAAGATTGAAGCCCAGACTGGGTGGGAGGATGCGACTAGTCGATCCGCGGTTCCTGCTCGCGTCTACATTCAGCGCCCATGGCGTCTCTTTCTGGTTGGTGGGCGAGAGGAATACACGCGAGACTGTGCCGTTGGAGAGGTCCTGATCGAGCTCACTCCCTCCGAGGGCAAGACTGGCTTTGGGCCAATATCCGACGCGGAGATTGGGTACTGTGATCCTAGCTCCCAATACATCCCGATCGAAGCCCACGCGGGGCAGTCTAGGGTCTCTGCTCCGATCGGCATCCTCCGGGGCAGGCCCGCACAATGGTGGGTCCCTTACTACCCAACTCGCACGACCTCCGAGAATCCTCTTGAGGGCACGTTGGAGGTGGAAGTTGGCACGCTTTCCAGCACCATCGAGTCCTACACAGACGACGTGACCGGAGAGGCAATCGCCCCATCCCTCTCGCCAGGAGAGAAGACCTACGTAACGTAGGAGGCAACATGATCAACGGGCAAGACTACTCTCACTATCAGGTGAACGTGAACTTCCCACTTGCTGTTCAAAACGGACAGGAATGGTTCTACCTGAAGTCGTCCGAGGGCGGGCGTCCGGGGCGATCCCCGTTGAGAGATGACAAGTATGACGCGCATTCCAGTGGAGCTAGAGGTACAGGCAAACCGTTTGGCCCTTACCACTTCTTGACCATGTTCCAAAAGGCCGAGGAGCAGGTGGCCTGGATGAAGCAGTGCGCTCCCGATCCAACCCCCCTACCTCCTATCTTGGACGCTGAGCAACATCCCAGCGAGGCCAACAATTCTACTATTCCTCTGTCCAACAAGCGCACTCATGTTCACAACTGGCTGTTGGAGGCCGAGAGCGTGTTCGGTCG